CCCTATGGGGATGGGTCATGGATCATCGGGAGAAGGGCTAGCAGGGTGGCGGTTTGTGCAGCCGTCGCCAGTAGTCTTGCAACCTATTTTGCGACACAACCAGAAACGGAGATTGATATTCAAGTCGGGTAATTTGTATTTATGGTATATTATATGCTAATGGGATTATTCGATCGATTTAACGCTAAATCAAATCAACCAAATTTGCAAGTTGATGTTGCTGCTGCATTATCTCCATATAACGCACAACAATTAGTTGGCGGAATTTTATTTGGAACAACTACTGCAACTAGAGAACAATTTATGGCGATACCAGCCGGAGCAAGAGCAAGAAATATAATTTGTTCAACTGTCGGATCTTTACCGCTTGAGCAATACAATCATTTTACAAATGAACACATAAGACCAAACCGAGTAATTATGCAACCAGATCCAAGAGTTGCAGGTTCAGCAATATACGCATGGATCGCTGAGGATCTATTACTTTATGGCGTTGCTTATGGAATGATCATGGATGCTTATGCTTCAACCGATGCTTCAAGAATTCGTGCATGGACAAGAATTGCACCAAACAGAGTATTTGCTTCATTAAATGGTAACTCAACTGAGATTGAGTATTACACAGTTGATGGCAAGCGAGTGCCACCATTTGGACTTGGATCTTTAATTGTATTTAATGGTTTAGATGAAGGAATATTAAATCGAGCAGGTCGCACAATCAAAGCAGCAGCAGAATTAGAAAAAGCAGCAGAGATGTACGCAAAAGAGCCAATGCCACAAATGGTTTTGAAATCAAATGGCACAAACTTAACACCTGAGCGAATTACAAAACTTTTGGAATCTTGGAGAACATCAAGATCAACAAGATCAACTGCTTTCTTAAATGCCGATGTTGAATTGCAAGCATTAGGTTTCGATCCTGCTAAATTACAATTAAATGAGGCCAGACAGTACTTGGCTTTGGAAATTAGCAGAGCGAGCGGTATTCCGGCCAGTTTCATATCTGCCGAAACTACTTCAATGACTTATTCAAACATGACTGCTGAAAGAAAAGCACTTATTGACTTTTCACTTCGACCAGTCTTAACTGCAATTGAACAAAGATTATCTCAAGCCGATTTCTGCCCTAACGGAATTGAAACTCGATTTGACATTGATGATTTCTTGCGTGGATCTGCTTTAGAGCGTGCGCAAGTTTATGAAATCCTAAATCGCATTGGCGCAATGAGCGTTGAGCAAATCCAAGAGGAGGAGGATCTAATTCGATGAAAATTAGTTTCCCAATAGAAATAACCGCTGCCGATACAAACAAGCGAACTATCTCAGGCAAGATCGTAACTTGGGATGAGCAAGGTTCAACAAGCGCAGGATTAACTGTATTTGAGAAAGACAGCATTGATTTTTCAAAGCCTGTCAAATTATTACTTGAGCATCAAACAACAAAACCATTGGGCAAGTTAATCGATATTAATGCTACAGATACAGGCTTGGAAGCAACATTTCGTTTGGCTAAGACTTTTCGTGCAGATGATGCGCTTGAGGAAGCAGCCACAGGCTTAAGAGATGGTTTTAGTGTCGGCGTAAAAATTAATGAATGGAAAAATGAGGAAGGCGTGCTAAGAATCAAATCAAGCACACTTCAAGAAGTTTCACTCGTAACAGATCCCGCAATCGACAGCGCAAGAGTGGCTGAAGTTGCAGCAAGTGAAACCACAGAGAATTCCGAAGCAACCGCTGAGGAAACAACAACAAAGGAGAACAAAGTGTCAGAAATTACTTCTGAGGCTCCTATCGCAACCGAAGCGGTAGAAGCGACACAGGCTCCAGTTGTAACTGCTCAATACATGGCGTACACAAAGCCTCGTGTTGATACAAATGTTACAGCAGGACAATATGCAGCAGCACAGATTCGTGCAATCCAAGGCGACAACGATGCTCGTGATCTACTTGCAGCATTAGCAATTGGAACAGTTTCAGAAAACACAGGTATGGTTCCGCCAAACTATTTGCGTGATGTTATCGGAGTTATCGATTCATCTCGTCCGTTCATTGATAGCATCGAGCGTGCACCGCTTCCTGCTTCTGGGCTTAAAATTTTCACTCCTGTATTAGGTGCTCAGGCGATTATGGGATTAACTGCTGAAGGTGTTGAATATGCTTCACAAGACACAGCAGTAACTTTCCAAGAGGATAATATTGTCAAGTTCGCCGGCGCAAATGTTATCAATCAAGAAGTTCTTGATAGATCGGATCCAAGTTTCCTAGATTTGCTTATCCGTGAGTTGGCTGCTTCATACGCACAAAAGACTGATGCTTATGCAGCAAAAATTGCAGCAGACGGCGCAGATTCCTCAACAGGCGCAACACTTTACAAGTCTATTGCAGATGGAATTGCTGATTCTTACAATGTAATGAGAATGACACCTAGCAAATTGTTAGTTGCACCTTCAGGTGGTTATGTGAATATCGATTTTGCTAACATTCTTGGCGCAGTTGATGGATCACAGCGACCACTATTTGCAGCAGCAGCACCACAAAATGCTGCCGGTCTAGTAACTCAAGGTTCAACAAATGGAACAGTTGCAGGACTTGATCTAGTTGTAGATCCTAACTACACAGGTAACACAGGCAACGCAAAGGTTGCTTTGGTTTATCCTTCACAAGCAATGCGATTCCATGAATCTGGAACTTTTGAGATTCGTGCCAATATTGTTGCAAACGGCCGTGTTGAAATTGGTTTGTATGGTTATGTTGCAGTAGTTAATCGCTACCCAACAGCATTCCGCAAACTAGACATAGCGTAATTTAACTGAGTGCCTAGGGTTGCTCCCGATCCTAGGCATCCATTAATGGGAGTAAGGAGATGACATGCCAAGCATAATTACAGCCACCGAGTTGCGATCTATCCTTGGTGTGTCATCAGCCTTATATGATGATAATTATTTGAATGGCATTATAGACACAAGTGAAGGCATAATCCTTCCAATGTTAGTTACATTCAAAAGCCCAATCGAAAAAGTGTCGCTGACAGATAATGTCGCCACTTTCACTACACTAGGAATTCATGAATTCACCGAAGGACAATCAGTTGTCATCGCAGCATGCGGAACACCTTACAACGGAACAAGAATTGTGCTGGCAGACAATCTTGGACAATATACCTTTTCAGCATCGATCACTAATGCCGATCTACTCGAAGTTAATGTCATCCCATCCGGAACTGCTACCCTTTCTGGCGCATCAACTTATGTTGGAGTCCAGCCTGTTCGATCAGCAGTCTTTGCCGTTTCAGTCGAAGTCTTTCAATCAAGAATTGCAGCCGGAGGACAAATAGAAGGTGTTGATTTTAGCGCAACTCCTTTCCGTCTTGGCCGAAGTTTATTCAATAGATGCGTTGGTTTATTAGGTGCTTACATAGATGTTGAAAGCATGGCTCAATAAATGCCAGCATCAACAATTCTTTCATCAGTTCGCACACCATTAGCAACCGCTTTAGGAAGCGTTACTGGTAGCGTTTATAGTTATGTTCCAGAATCCGTTTATCCACCAGCAGTCGTTTTCGTGCCTTCATCGCCGTATCTTGAAATTGAAACAATTGGCAAGTCATCTGTTAGATGTAAAGTCAATATGACAATCACAGCCATAGTTGCTTACAACAGCAACCCAGCATCGTTGGACAATATGGAGCAATTAGTAATGAGTATTCTGGCAGTTATCCCATCGGGGTATGTTGTCGGATCAGTTGAACAACCAACAGTTCAACAAATCGGATCATCAACAATGTTGATTTCTGATATAAATGTATCAACCTATTACACACAGACAAACTAAGGAGCAAGATGCCTACGACAGTTATTACCGGTCGAGATATTACCTTCACCATTGGCGGTAATAATTTCGATGCTCAAGTTACAACCGCAACTTTAGAGTGCGAGAGAAATCGTGTTCGCTATGAAACTTTGGATGGAGCATCATTTAAGGTTATCGATGACAACTGGACATTCAATATCAGTATGCTTGCTGATTGGGGTGCTACTGGATCACTTTGTGAGATCCTTTGGGGAGTTGCTGAGAGCGCACCAAACACAGGCATTTCAACAGTATTCACAGCAGCAACAGGTGCAGCATTTACTTTCCAAATTCTGCCTAACTTTCCATCAGCCGGTGGAACAGCACCAGATGCACAAACTCTTGATTTGAGTTTCCAAGTTATTGGACAACCAGCAGAATCATTTAGTTAATAAGAAATCGGGAGCAAAATGAAACTAAATATAACAATTGAATACAACTCAGGCGAGCAAGCCACTTATGTAGCCCAACCGCCTGAGTGGGCAAAATGGGAAAAGCAGACAGGACACACCATTGGTCAAGCATCCGAGAAGTTGGGCGTTTGGGATCTTATGTTTCTTGCTTATCATGCACATAAGCGAGAACTTGGTGCAGCCAAACCCATCAAGCCAATGGATATTTGGATGGAAACTGTTGCCGATGTAATTGTCGGTGATGCAGACCCAAAAGCCACCCAGCAGGAAGCCTAAGTAGATTATTGGTTGAGTTGGCAATAGCCACACAAATACCAATGAGCGAATGGGTTGAAGCAGAGGACATTTTAACAGCGATCGAGATATTGGAGAAACGGAATGGCAACTAGCACCGAACCTCTAATAGTCTATGATAAAAGAGAATTAAATTCATTTGCCAAGGTAATTCGAAACATGGGTGATATTGCCGTTCAAGAAACCAAGCGCAGGGTTGGCGAACTGGCTCAAAAAGAATTAACAGAGATTCGCAGAATTGCTGCATCAAGAGGCAAGGTTGCTGATCGTATTGCCCAAGGCGGTAAAGTAAAAAAGTCATCCGTACTTGGTGAAATATCTTTTGGTTTTGCTTCTCAAAAGTTTTCAGGTGGAGCAACAACTCAATTCAATACTCGCAATGATACAAAAGGCAATCGACTTGGTATTGGTGCAGCACATGAGTTTGGTTCAAAGAATTATCCGCAATTCCCAAGATGGAGTGGGCCAATGCCTAAAGGTTCAGGATCAAGAGGATATTTCATTTATCCAACAATTAGATTCTTGCAACCAACTATAATTAAAGAATTTGAACAAATCATTTTGGATATAAGAAAAGAGTTTGCTGATGGCAGGTAATAGCAGAACTTTAACCCTTGCACTTGCAGCCGATATTGATGGCTTAAAAAAAGGCTTAGATGATGCAAATAAGGTTGTAAATAAATCAGCCGATCAAATTACGGATTTTGGCAAAAAGGCTGCTTTGGCTTTTGCAGCCGTTGGTGCAGCAGCGACAGCATTTGCAATTCAAGCCGTAAAAAATGCCGCTCAAGATGAGGCTGCTCAAAGAAAACTTGAGGAAACAATAAGGGCATCAACCAACGCCACAGTTGCTCAAACTAAAGCAGTTGCTAACTATATTGACCAAACTTCTATTGCTATTGGTGTAACTGATGATGAGTTGAGGCCGGCATTTGCCAGATTAGTCAGATCCACTAACGATGTTGAAAGAGCGCAAGAACTCCTCAACCTTGCTTTAGACATTACCGCTGCAACCGGCAAACCTTTAGAAGCGGTTTCCAATGCGTTAGGTAAAGCATACGATGGCAATGCAACTTCATTAGGTAGGTTGGGCTTAGGTCTAGATCAAAACATACTTAAATCAAAAGACTTTGATCTTATTTACCAAAACCTTACCAAGACCTTTGGAAATTTTGCAGAAAATGAAGCACAAACTACTGAGGCTCAATTCAGGCGAATTCAGATTGCGGTTGATGAAGCAAAAGAAAGTATTGGTGCTGCTTTACTACCTTTGGTTCAGCAACTTGCTGCTTTTATTTTATCTACTTTAGTGCCGGCTTTGAATCAATTTGTTGCAGGTCTAACCAAAACTGAATTGACTGCTGGTGAAGCAGCAACCGGAGCATACGAATTTGGACAACAATTAAGATCAACTATTGAGTTTGTTATTACCATAAAAGATGAATTGTTAATACTTGGTGGCATTATTGCAACTGTATTTGTAGCCAATAAGATAATTGCATTTGTGGCAGCAGTTCAAACATTAATTACCGCAATGGTTGCTTTAAGAGCAGCAGCAACCGCTGCAAGCGTGGCGACTGCTTTTGCAACCGGTGGAGGATCTATTGCTGCTGGAGCCGTTGCTTTGGCTGCTGCTGGCATCGCAACCGGAGTTGTAAGTAGTGCGGTTTCTGGAGGTAATGCTGCAAACGCTGCATCAACCGCTACTGCTGCTCAATTGGCTGCTGGAGCAGCAAGGGCTGGCACGACAGTAAATAACATTACAGTTCAATCAGTAGATGCAGAAGGATCTGCCAGAGCAGTTGCTAAAGTATTAAATGACAGCGCATCAAGATCAACCCCACAACTTTACAATTCAGGAATCACTAGGGCTAGATAATGACAGTTTGGACACCTGATTGGAAACTATCGGTTGCTGGTGTTGATTATGAAAACATCACAATTGCTGACATCGCTCACCAAGCAGGTCGAGATGATATTTATACTCAACCAAATCCATCTTATTTACAAGTTGAGGTTGTAGCACTTTCTGGCCAAACTTTACCATTTGAAATCAATGATGGTTTAACTTTGCAGGTAAAAAATAGTGCTGGAACTTTTGTTAGTTTATTTGGTGGAAACATAACCGATGTAACTGTTGAGGTAAGAAATACCGGATCGGTTTCTAATGTAATAAGTTACACGCTTTTAGCAATGGGCAGTTTGGTCAAACTTGCCAAAGAAATTTATACAGATAACTTATCGCAAGATATTGATGGAGATCAAATTTATACTTTACTTTCATCATCATTATTAAATACTTGGAATGAAGTACCGGCAGCGGAAACTTGGTCAGGTTATTCACCAACAGAAACTTGGGCAAATGCGCAAAACATTGGTTTGGGTGAAATCGATGCAGGTCTTTACACAATGTCAAGCAGGTCGGCTAATCCTGACACTATTTACAATATCGCTTCACAAATTGCTGATTCAGCACTTGGATACATGTACGAGGATAATCAAGGGAACATTGGATATGCAGATGCCGATCATCGCCAAACATACCTTTTGGCAAATGGCTACACCGAACTTTCAGCAAATACAGCCTTGGGTTCAGGTTTAAGGACTTTAACAAAATCAGCAGATATTCGTAATGATATTTATATCAATTATGGAAATAACTTTAATAATGAGGCAACCGCCACAGATACTGCTTCAATTGCCCTTTATGGTTACAAAGGGGAAACTATCAATTCAGCAATTCACGATGGAACTGATGCTCAAGAAATCGCAGATAGATACATAAGTTTAAGAGCCTATCCTTATGCAACCTTTGATAGCATCACCTTTCCAATAACCAATTCAGAGATTGATAATGCTGACCGAGATGCCTTGCTTGGTGTCTTTATGGGTCAGCCAATTCATGTTACAGATTTGCCGTTTCAGATCAATAATGGCGCATTTGAAGGCTATGTTGAGGGATGGCGATGGAGCACTCGATTCAATGAATTGTTTTTAACAATCAATTTGTCACCAATCAATTTCAGTCAGGTGGCAATGCGCTGGAATACTGTTCCGGTTACCGAGGCATGGAACACAATTGGCAACACTTTAACATGGGAATACGCTACAATCGTAGCCTGATAATAGGAGAAAAATGGCAAACACAACCAATTTCGGATGGGAAACCCCAGACGATACAGATTTAGTTAAGGATGGCGCAGCAGCCATTCGCACACTTGCTGGTGCAATCGACACTTCATTAGTCGATCTTAAAGGTGGCACAACAAATCAGGTATTAGCAAAAAATTCAAACACCGACATGGATTTCAAATGGGTTGCTGATGCTGCTGGTATGACAAACCCAATGACCACAACAGGCGACACAATTTACTCATCAAGCGGATCAACACCTGCAAGATTAGCAATTGGTTCAACTGGCAATGTTTTAACTGTCGCTGGAGGTGTTCCAACTTGGGCTGCACCTGCTGGTGGTGGCAAAGTGTTACAGGTTGTGCAAGGCACAACAACTACTTCAGCAAACATAAACACCACTACTCTAACAGACACAAATTTAACTGCCACTATTACCCCTACATTAAACACAAGCAAGATTTTAGTCATATTTTCGCAATCTTATTACAACTCAAAATCATCAAACGCTTGTGCATTTGGAATAGTATTAAAACGAGATTCAACAACAATTCTTGACTTGGCTGGGGTAAATAAAAATAGATTTACATTGGCTGCTACTGGTGCAACTGCCACAGTAGACCAAGGCGTAGCGACTGCCACTTATCTAGATGCACCTGCAACCACCTCAGCACTTACTTACAAAACACAAGCAGCAGTCGAGGTTGTGTCAGGCACTGATTTTTACTGCCAATTAAGCAATTCCCCATCAACAATTATATTATTAGAAATCGGTGCATAATGTATTTATCAAAAGCAATTCGTTTATTAAAACCAACAGCAGAGTTTTCAATTAACAATGATGATTACAACACAGTTAAATGGGATTCGTTAGAAGGTGATGCACCAACTAAAAAAGAAATTGATGATGCAATTAAACAAATAAAAGCCGATGAAATAGCCGCAGCCGAAGCAAAGGCAACCGCCAAAGCAACAGCACAGGCTAAACTTGCTGCCCTTGGTTTAACTGTTGAGGATTTACAGGCTTTAGGTCTTTAGCATAATCTCGAGGAATTGTGCCGATGAAACCTTACCTATCTAAAGCAGCCGTCCAACTTCGGGAGCAGATCGATGATTCCTTCCCAGAGCGTTTGCGCAAATCTGATGGGTGGATTGGTGATGCTAGACATAGCACACGAAAGAGTGATCACAACCCCGATGCCACAGCAGGAAATGTTGTCAGAGCAATTGATATTGACAGTCGGCTTTCTGACGACAAAGGGCTTTCAGCATATTTGGCAGATCAAATTCGATCATACGGGAAAACCAATGGTCGCATCAGTTATGTAATTCATCAGTCAAAAATTGCATCACCTATACTTGGATGGCGTTGGCGTAAATATAAGGGCAATCCTCATAATCATCACATACATGTAAGTTTCAAGAAAGATCAAGATAAGAATTCAGATTTCTTTCATATCCCACTACTAGGAGGCAACGCATGAAACTATCTAACAAACACAAGGCTGCAATCAAGTCATATATGAGAGCGGTTGCTGCTTCAGGAATTACTGTTGCACTCGCTATCGTGGCAGACATTCATCCAGCCTACGCAACCCTGCTTGGAGCGGTTGTTGCACCTATTGCTAAAGCACTTGATCCAAAGTCCGGCAAAGAGGTTGATTATGGAATTAATGCGAAATGACAGCCAACGAATGGGTTGGTATAGCCGTTGGCGTATCCGCCGTATCTACAAGTTTATTGCTGGGTCTGCGCTGGGTTATTAAATCCTACTTGCAAGAATTGAAACCTAATTCTGGAAGCAGTATCAAGGATCAAATTACAAGACTTGAACAGCGTGTCGATGATCTGTTTGTCTTAATCAGTAAGCGATAATTTTTGTTATGGCGAACACTCGAAAACCTATCAAACGCAAAAAGATCAATCGTCGTGTCGTTCGCCAAACTCCTGAGCCATTAAGCAAAATAGATCAGCATTACATGGCTTTGCACGAATGTTACAAAGCAGCCAGAAAAGCAGGATTCACACCTGAGCATGCTTTTTGGTTGATGACCGAACATAAGACTTTCCCTGATTGGATTGTGGGCGATGGTGGGATAATCCCATCCATAGATCCAACTGACGATGAGGATGACGATTAAAGCCAACCGAAGGTACTTGATCACGCCTGACCTCCAAATTCCACTACATCACCCAAAAGCAGTATTTAATTTAATTAAAATGAGCAAGCACGAAAAGTTTGATTTTGTACTAAATGTTGGTGATGAACTTGATATGACTTCCCAAAGCCGTTGGGTAAAAGGCACCAAGACAGAATTTGCTGAAACACTTCATGATGAAAGATCAATTGCTCAGGACATCCTTTTTGACCTAGGCACAACCGACATCATCAGATCAAATCATACCGATCGTTTATTTACTACATTACTAAAAGGCGCACCATCACTCCTAGGATTGCCTGAATTGGTGTTTGAAAAATTTATGGCTTACTCAGATTTAGGCATCCGATTCCATAAGCGAGCCTATGAGTTTGAGCGTGGGTTTTTCTTGGCTCATGGTGATGAAGGGGTTATGTCTAAGCATGCTGGTATAACTGCCCTAAATCTGGCTAAAAAGTGGGGTAACAGCGTGGTTTGTGGCCATACCCATAGGCAGGGTGCTACAAGGCACCAAACAGGCTTAAACGGCCGTTATTCAACGATTTGGGGCATTGAGGCCGGTCATCTTATGGACATGAAAAACAAAGCCTCCTATCTGAAGTATGCCTCAGCAGATTGGAATATGGGATTTGTAGTCATGACTTTTGGTAAAGGCGGTCATTCTGTCGAGTTAGTGCCTGTCAACCATGACGGATCATTCCGATTTAATAAAAGGTACTATGGGGCGTGAAACAGACTATAACGACCGCACGATTGATGATCATATCGATGAACTTGAGGATCTTGGCGTTATCTAATCGTTATAAAACACGCCGGAGATCAGGTAGATAAAAGACTTGATTTAGGTCAAACTTTATGTATTCACAGAGATACTGTGGATATGTAGGGAGCGACATGTTAATAGATACAAGTAATCGAGGCCAAGCCTTAGATTATGCACAGCGAGGATGGGCAGTTTTGCCATTGTTGCCACGCAAGAAAGATCCGCATTTTGACTTGGCTCAAAGGGCTTATTTATCAGCCAGCACAGATCAAAACCTAATCAACTTTTGGTTTGATTATGATGAGAATATCAACATTGGTATAGCCTGTTATCAATCAGGCTTAGTGGTATTTGACATCGATTATCGAAATGGCGGTGAATTACTTCCTGAGTTTGAGCCAACATACACAGTTCAAACTGGTAATGGCTTACACCTTTATTACACAGCCAACAAATCTGATGTGTTTAGAGGTAAATTAAACAATGGTATTGACATCAAATGGAAAGGTTATGTTGCTGCTGCACCATCGATCCATCCGTCAGGAGCAACCTATACAGTAATCGATGACCGAAATCCGGTTGCGATGCCTAAAAGAATAAGGGAGTGGGCAACAAAATGAAAATCAATGGAGTAACCATTTTATGGTTCATGATAGCAACAGGCTTATTGGCTTACGCAGTTAATTTGTGGCAAACAGAAATTTACAATCGGGGCTATTGGCGTGGCAGGGCAATGGGTTGGGATATGCACCGCAGAATGATTAACATTAAGCAGCAATCAGATGAAGTCTTTGACTATGACAAAAACTGAGCAGTTGTTAGATGAGGTCATTACTACGATCCAACAGCGTGGAAGCGTGTACGGACATCCTTACTATAACCACAAACGAATTGCAGGTCTTTGGTCTGCATATCTCGACTTCCCTATCACACCACATCAGGCTGCGTTATGTATGGCATTGGTCAAGGTTTCTAGGCTTAGTGAAACCCCAGATCATTACGACAGTATCAAAGACTTCATCGCCTATGGATCTGTCTATAAGACAGTACTCGATGCAGTCCAAGATGAAAATTGGGAGGACTAAGAATGGCATTTAATTTAGAGGATTATGAGGATGTTGCTACATTAAACAAATGGTTTATTAGCAACTATCCAATGGGTCGATCAGATATATCGGTAATCAGCCATGATGCTGAGAAAGGTTATATCTTGGTTCAGGCTACTCTTTGGCGAGATGCAAAAGACACATCTCCGGCAGTTAGCAACATCGCTTTTGGATCTAGGGAAACTTACATTCCCAACATGAAAAAGTTTTATGTTGAGGATACTGCAACTTCGAGCCTTGGTAGGGCAATAATCTTACTTAAGGGATCTGACAAAACTGCTACTAAAGATGATATGCGAAAGGTTGAATCCAATCCATTATTTAAGGAAAAATTAGAAAGCCGGCAAAATATGTATGGAAAGGCCGGATCTAAGTCTGCTCAAATAGAAACGATCTTAAGAGATAGTTTTGCAGCGGATAAGAAAGAGCCTGAGCCAGTTGCATGGTCTGTTGGCGATGTTGTCGCTGAGATTGGTGCAGCAATACCAAATGAGCCACCTGCATGCCAGCATGGCCACATTTTGAAAGAGGGTATCAGCAAGGGCGGAAAGCCTTATCGAGGATATGTTTGTAAAGCCAAAGCATGTGAACCCAAATGGGCGAAACTTACTGCTAATGGAAAATGGTATTTTGAAGGAGGTGAATAAATGGGTGAATTACAAATAATCGATGGCTCCGGCTTAACTGCCACCTTTACGGATAACGGAATTAAAGTAGAGCCATCAACAGTTACTTGCGATCTATGCAACGATGACAGATTACTTCATGAGGGCGATCTGCTGCGATGCTATTCCTGCCACGCAATAAACAGGATTCCGTATCATGCCTAATTACGACTATGCCTGTGATATTGAGGGAACGCTGATTATATTGGAATTACCAATGGATCATAAAATCCCTCAATGTCAAGTATGCAACACACCTTTACGAAGGGTTTATGTTGCAGTTCCAACAATTTTCAAAGGTACTGGCTGGGCTGGTAAAGATGGTTAATTTTAGATGCAATTTCTGCTCAGCCAATACTGAATTTGAATGGCTCGATGGATACCCAGAGGCCGATGGTTTTAGGGTGTATCAATGCCTCAAATGCTGCGCCGTTGGTACTAAAAATATAGCAGAGGCTACTGACACTCAGGAACCTGTAATGCGCTGCACTAAATGCGGATCATGGATGTTTGCAGATAAGGAGTGCCATACATGTGCGCTGATCATGATGAAATGACACATCAAATCAATTGGGCTTATCAAAATGAATTGCGTAAGCAATGGCTATTAGATAACCCAGATGCACAATACATAGGATGGATGTCGATATGAAAGACACGCTGACACGCCGTGAGATTTGGAGTGATGTGATACCCTTAAACGCAAATTCGCTTTCAGAGCGAAAGGGCGATCTGCGAAGCAGAAAGATCGCAAGGTTTGGTTTGGTGATACCTCTGTTCATAGTCTTGAACATAAGCCTTTTACAAGATGATTCCGTTGCTTCATTAAATAAAACTAATCATTACAGACAATGGGCTTTCATTCAGTTAAATGATGTTGAACAGTTTCATTGCTTAGATGAATTAAACTACAAAGAATCAAGATGGAACCCAAAGGCTAAGAATGGTAGTCATCATGGTATTCCTCAAGGTAGATCTAAATGGTTAGCAACAGTTGATGGGTTTAAGCAAATTGATTGGCAATTAAAATACATAAAGAAACGATACGATAACCCTTGCAAGGCATTACAACATCATAAGATTAAGGGCTGGTATTGAGTAAGAGTGCATTAAGATCGACCGGATCTACAAGGCAATGGATTAAGATAAAGCAGCGAATACTGCGAAGGGATCAGTTTATATGCCAGTACTGTGGGCTTGAGGCTGATACAGTAGATCATGTAGTACCACGCCGTTTGGGTGGGCTTGACAACGATGAGAATTTAGTTGCAAGTTGTAGGAGATGCAATTTAGCCAAAGGGGGGCGTTTTTTTGTGAGCAAGAGGACAC